CCCTCACCCGTTTTATTAATAACCCTTAAGTCTGTAATGTTGACAACACCCGACTGTGAGTTGATAACTTGTTTTAATTCACCAACAAATAAGTGGTCCCCTAAATCTCTTCCGTCAATACCCATATATTCACTAACCTCTGTAATGATATTAGATATCACCTCAGTTTGATTAACTTTCTTATCTAAGATAACATCAATCTCTAAACCTAAGTCGACAATCTCTGCAACTTCAGTTTCGATGTAATCATTAATCATTCTGAATTCTGATAAGTACTCCGCAATGTTCTGTCTAAGGACATTAGACACTTTAGATGTAAGGTTACCATTAGAATCATAAGATAGTAGATTAATACGTATCTTATTATCTTCCTCGAATACGTTGACCTTTGAAGGTGCTCCGTATTTTGCTGGCATTGTTTTAATTAATATTCTATAATCATTTAATGTCACCGCTCTCTCTTGAGCCGCGAAATTAAACGCCACCATATTTCTTACTTCCTCTAATGAAGGTTTGTCAGCACCACCAATAGCAGCAGTTACATTCTCACCTCTAAGTGAATTAATCACATTTGTATTAATAGTCTGTGAAGGCCCTGTCATTACTAAGTTGTAATCACCTAAAGACGATAACACTCCAACACCAACATTCGAACTTACACCACCACCGATTCTATACTTAATGAATAATGTAGTATTTGGTTTAAGTGACCTACCCAATGATAAATTGTTAGTTAAATCTAACATATCGTAATCACCACCTAAGTCAACAAAGGTATCGAATTGGTCCTGAGCACTAGTATTACCACCACCAAAAGTCAAAAATGAGAACCCTTCAGGTGTAAACTCATTAATGAATCTTCTATCAACCGTCTTATACTTACCTCTAACCAACCCTGGTTGGTCTGAAGGTGATGTCATATCGGGAACGAATACTCTGTCCTGTGATAAACTTTTTACTTCCTCCCATTTTGTTCTTGAACTTATAAATTCAGAATCTGAAGGAATCGTTGTGAATGTAGTCCCTTGCTTTTCAATAACACCAATAATACCTAACACATCATTATCAGGTAAGTATATCTTAGCAAATGGTTTTACGTCTGTTGGTCTGATAACCTTTTTAAATACCTTTGTAATACCATTAACCACAACCTCTCTTTTTGTGATGTTGTACGATACAATGTTTCCACTAGCATCAGTTATTGGAATTTTAGTTCTATTAGGATTTCCTTTGATATCATAAGGAGATGAGAAATCAATGTCATACACCGTCTCAAATATTTGACCGTTCCCCGTTAACTGAGCACCTCTCGTAAGTAACCCTAAGTAACGAGCATCTTCCTTATCCCCCGAAACAGGAACCGTAATGGTAAAGTCCACTAAAGAAACTGAAGGTCTCTTCCCTGGCAACTTCAGACCGTAAGTCCTTGCAATGTTATATATTGATTGTTTTTGTTGTGCAAAATCTAATACAGTCTCCTGCATTGTTCTATCTAAGTGATAATGTAAGTTATCACCAATCGCTGCGTTCATATCCAAAAATACAGAGTATAAAGACGCATCGTTATAATTCTGAATTAAATCAGGGTAATACTCTTTAGTTAAGTTAACTAACTCATTTCTTAACCCTAAAAAGTCTCTTTCTGTGTACGATATTCTATCAGCCATTTTATAAATTTATAATTATGTAATCTCTTTGTGAGAATTGACCATTATTATTTGAGTAGTCTATTCTTAACTTTACCGTATACTCTTCAGTACCATCAGCCGCAGTCCTATAAAGTCTTTCGTCTAATCCGGTAACGTACTCACCCGGTGATTCTTCCGTATCTAAATATGGAGTCACCTCAATTTTATTTATGGTCACATTAGGGATGAACTCCTCAACCGCAGTTGTAACCTCATTTTCAATCCTATTAAAGGTCGTTGAATCCATTGGTTCGAAAATATATTCATATAATCGTGTACCAAATGAAGGTAAATAATAACGGGTTCCTTTTCTAGTTAGTAATAAGTGAATCAATATCGCTCTTATCTCATCTGAAGTACTTTCGGTTAAACCTAAATACTTACCACCCTTAGATTCACTAAAGGGGAAATTTATACCAAAACTGAAAGGGTTTTCCATTATTTATTCTTTCTATATAAATATTAAACTAACTCTTTTTTTAATTTATTAAATGATATTAATAAAAAAAGGGGATATTTACATACCCCCTTTTCTATTTTCATAATCAATTTTATGACCCACAAGCCTCACAATCATCTGGATTGTCCAATGAACAAACCATATCTTTTAAAACCTGTTCGTCAGTTGCCGTTGATATTGGTTGAGGTGTTGGTTCAACCTCTTTAACCTCTACCTTCACTTCTTCTTTAGGGATATCTTCTAACTTAGACATATCAACACCTAATCCTTTTAGTGCTGCAGATTTCGGTCTAGTTCTTAAATAATACATTCCCGTTTTTAATCCTTTTTCCCAACTATGGATATGNGCTGCCGTTAGTTTAGCNGCGTTTACATCCTCCATAAATAAGTTCATAGATTGAGATTGGTCAATGAACATACCTCTATCGGCCGCCATATCAATTAATCTCTTTTGTGAAATTTCCCAAACTGTTTTGTAACGGTCTTTAACTTCTTGAGGTATTTCCTCAATGTGTTGTACCGAACCATTACCCGCAAACATTTTTAGTCTCACCGTCTCATTCCAAATACCTAAGTTTACCAAATCTCTAACCAAGTGTTTGTTAATCATAACATACTCACCCGATAAAGTGTTTCTCTTATAGATATTAGCCGTGAATGGTTCAAAACACTCGTTGTTACCTAAAATCTGTGCCGTAGATGCCGTTGGCATTGGTGCCAATAATAGTGAATTTCTAACACCGTGCTCCATAACCTCAGTTCTTAGTGAATCCCAATCCCATCTTCCTGATAGTTCATTTGAAGAAACTCCCCACATGTCAAATTGGAATTTACCTTCTGACATTGGTGAACCTTTAAATGTTTGGTAGTGACCATCTCTCTTAGCAATATCATTAGATGCCTTAACACCCGCAAAATATATTGTCTCAAAGATATCTTGGTTTAGTTGTTTCGCTTCGTCTGAATCAAAAGGTAGTCCTAATAACGCAAATACATCCGCTAACCCCTGAATACCAATACCGATTGGTCTGTGTCTAAAGTTTGAGTTTCTAGTTTCAGGTGTCGGGTAAAAGTTAATATCAATTACCTGATTTAAGTTCACCGTTGTCTGATAAGAAATATCATATAACTTTTGGAAATCAAAGTTTCTCAACTTCTTATCCTGTGAACGTACCTTACCTGTTGGTATTTCAACCATTTTAGGTAATGCAATAGACGCTAGGTTACAAACCGCAGTCTCATCTTTATCTGTATACTCTAAGATTTCAGTACATAAGTTCGATGACTTAATTGTCCCTAAATTCTTTTGATTAGACTTAGCGTTAGCCGCGTCTTTATACAACATATAAGGTGTTCCCGTCTCAATCTGAGACTCTAAGATTCTACTCCATAATTCTCTCGCTTGGATTGTTTTACCTTTACCTTCATTCTCGTATTGTTCGTATAAGTTGGTGAACGCTTTGTTCTCTCCGTCATCATACGCATCAATAAGACCAGGTACCTCATCAGGTGAGAATAATGTCCACTTACCGTTCTCTTTAACTCTTTTCATAAATAAATCAGCGGTCCATAGAGCTAAGAACAAATCTCTTGCTCTCATTTCTTCCTTACCGTGATTCTTTCTTAAATCTAAGAAGTCGTAGATGTCAGCGTGCCATGGCTCCAAGTAAACGGCGATTGACCCTTTTCTTTTACCACCACCTTGGTCCACGTAACGAGCAGTCTCATTAAAGACCTTTAACATCGGTACGATACCATTTGATGTTCCATTAGTACCCTTAATATACGCACCTTTTGCACGAATCTTATGAATATTAATACCAATACCACCCGCTGATTGTGAAATTGCCGCACAATCCGCTAATGTTTTGTAAATACCTTTGATTGAATCATCATCAATATCTAATAGGAAACAAGACGATAATTGTGGTCTTTTTGTTCCCGCATTGAATAGTGTTGGTGTTGCGTGAGTCATAACACCCGTTGATAACATCTCATAGGTTTTTTCAACCATCTCAAGATTATCACCCCAAATACCGACAGAGACTCTCATATATAATTGTTGAGGTGTTTCTGCAATCTTACCATTCACTTTAAGTAAGTAAGACTTCTCTAACGTTTTAAACCCAAAGTAGTCAAAATTAAAGTCACGGTCGTGTACAATCATTTTGTCCAACTCATTACCGTACTTTTCAATTACTGAATATGTTTCATCAGAAATCATACCTGCCGGTAACCCTGTTTTAGGTTCCACATAGTTGTAAAGTCTCTTAGCTACAGATGTGAAATTCTTATCAATGTTTTTATATAATGCCGTGATAGATAAACGAGCCGCCAAGATAGAGTAGTCAGGGTGGGTTGTCGTCATAGACGCTGCCGTTTCCGCTGCCAAATTATCTAACTCCTCAGTAGTTACACCGTCATAAAGACCTGTAATTACTTTAATCGCTACCGCATTATAGTCAACATAATCCATGTTTAGACCATAAGTCTGTTTTTTAATTCTAAGAGTGATTTTATCCAAACGTACTACGTCTGTTGAACCATCTCTTTTTAATACCTTCATATTACTCATATACCAAATAATTTTTAAAATTCTCCGTCAAACGCAAATGGGTCAGAACTATCACTCTCCTTATCACCAACACCACTTTTAGAATATTCCGCAACTCTCTTCTCGAAGAAATTTGTTTTATTCTGTAATGCGATGTTTTGCATAAAGTCAAAAGGATTTGATGAATCAAATTCTTTACCACAGTTTAATGACGTTAATAAACGGTCAGTAACATACTCTAAGTATTGTTTCATTAAATCTGAATTCATACCAATTAGAGACACAGGTAGTGACTCAGTGATAAATTCTTTTTCAATTTCTAATGCTGAAAGGATAATCTCCTTAATTCTGTCTGTTGGTACCTTTTCAATTAAGTGGTTGTTGTGTAGGTGTACTGCGAAGTCACAGTGTAGTGCTTCATCACGAGAGATTAACTCGTTTGAGAAACTTAGACCCGGCATTAAACCTCTTTTCTTTAACCAAAAGATTGATGCGAATGACCCTGAGAAGAAAATCCCCTCTACCGCAGCAAATGCGATTAATCTCTCTGCAAATGATGGTGAATCAATCCATCTTAACGCCCACTCAGCCTTTTTCTTAACTGCAGGTACCGTTTCAATTGCATTGAATAGTTTATTCTGTTCTTCCTTATTTTTAATGTATGTGTCAATCAATAGTGAATACGTTTCTGAGTGAATATTCTCCATCATGATTTGGAATCCGTAGAAGAATTTCGCTTCAGTGTATTGAACCTCACTTACGAAGTTCTCTGCTAAATTTTCATTAACAATACCATCAGACGCCGCGAAGAACGCTAATACATTTTTTACGAAGTGTTGTTCACCTTCGTTTAATTTATCCCAATCATTTAAGTCTGCAGATAAATCAATTTCTTCTGCCGTCCAAAAAGACGACTCCGATTTTTTATACCAATCCCAAATGTCATGGTGCTCTATTGGAAATAAAACGAATCGGTTACTATTTTCCCTTAATAGGGGTTCATTACTTTGTTCCATAATAGTTTTTTGTTTGTTTTTAGGAATTATTATTCCCTAAAGTTTGTTCCCTTCTTTTTAACGCTTGGACAACTCTGTCTCTACGTTTTTCTTCTTTGTTCTCTTCGAAACCTAAGAATGTATTCGTCTGTTCTGTACTGATTTCTAAAAGTTCGTTATCGAACTTACAATTTTCAAATACAATACCATCTTGACCTAATCTACTCTTAGTGATTGCAATCGTTGCCAACCCTAACTCTTTTTGTTGTAGTGATTTTGCCACAGAGATAATAACGTGACCAATCTGAGCCTTCTTAATAGACCCACCCATTTGGTCAGTGGTAACCACCTCTGAAGAAATTGATGAACGATTCCCCTGTGTTGCCGTCCAAGCAGCAATGTCAAATTCATAACACATAGCCTCGAACTGTCTCATAACAGAACCTTCACTTTTCCACTCATCACCACCAAAACTCTTTTCAGGTGCGACACAGTCAATGTAGTCAAACGTAATCAAATCGATTTTTGTCCCTTCTGCGATAATCTTACGTATTTGATTTTTTATCTGATGTATTGTTAACGTATCTGACGGTAACTTCTTAAGGATTAACTTACCCTTATTATTCGCCTTAATCTCATTAACCTTATCAAAAACAGTATCTCTGTTCTCAGATAAATCTTTTGGAGCCACTCCCGTCCATAATGTAAAATGTTTACGTTGAATAATCTTTGGGTTATCCTCAAAGAAAATCTGTAACACATTATACCCCATATTGTACGCGGTATTCGCAATCTTAGTAAGTACCGTTGTTTTACCAACCCCCGTAGGTGCTAATATAACCCCTAACTCACCTTTTGCTAACCCACCGTTAAGTAAGTTATCAATACCTTCAATACCCATCGGAATCGGGTGTCTGTAATCATCCTCTAAAACAGTACTTAAGTGGTCAAAAACATCTTGTGTCCCTAAATCTTTTTCACCCACCTGTAAAGCTTCTCTGATGAATTGCTCCGCACGTTCATAGTTTTCGAAATCACCTTTGTCCATGATTTCTTTTACCTTAGTCATTGCCTTACCTAACTCCTGTTGTTTACAGAATTTAGTAGCCTTTTCTTGAGTAAACAAAGTGTCTAAAACTTCGTGAGACTTGATTTGACCTATCATATCCATGATATTTCTTTGAGCCATTTCTTGAGTTACCTCTAATCTCGCGATTTGTTCTAAAGCTTCGTATGAAGGAGATGTTTCGTATTTTTTGTGGTACTCTTTGACCATCTGAGCAATCAGTTTAAAATACTGATTGTCAAAATACTTTGGGTCAATCACATCGATAATCGTAGTCGCAAATCTTTTGTCTTCTACCAAAAGATTCAGCAACGATATCTGAAATGTATGTCCTAAGTATCCGAAATTTTTATCCTTCATTGTTCTAAGTTTTCCTTTTAACGTGTTTTAATAAATACTACTTAAGGTCGTATGTTAAGTAGTTTGTAGTAGGATTTTTTGAAGATAATACTTCAGTAAACCCTTTTAAAATTCTACGTAATGATGGTCTAATATCTACCGTGTACCTAACTTTTGGTGGGTAAATAAACGCATCAAAATAACGGTTGATTAAAGTTTTTTCATCTTTTAGTATCGTAATGGTGAAAAAATCTTCACTACCTACTTCACCCTCATCCTCTCGACCAGCATAAAATTGTGAAATATTCGCAGCCATATAATCATGTGTCTTACTCACTAATTGAGCTTGAATGTCACTAGAAACTGATGAAATTTCTTCATACAATTCCATAGAATTAATCATCTTTGGATTATGACCTTTAACATTGAAGTATCTTTGACATACAATGTTATCGTTCAACTTTAAAAGGAATTCAAATTTTGTTGAATTTTCGTCTCTTTTTTGTTTCATTTTCGTCTTCTTTTGTTTTTTAATTTACTAAATTTTTGTTTTTCGTTTCTTGCTAACTTCAGTAGTGGAGTGAAGAACTCCGTCCATCCGTCATCTCTTTTTGGTAGGAACTGAAATAATCCATCTTCATGCATCATTTTAATTAAATTTTGCCACCCCCTACCTGATGGGTCCATTGGTTGTTCTACTAAATCAATAATATCACTTTTTGCCTCGTCGGTCAACAAAGGTACGGATAAATCTACAATTTGTTTGTTAATAGTTAAGAATTCTTCTCCGAATACTCCCCTCTTAGTTTTACCTGTTAAAAGATTACCTAAAACACGATTATCTTTATCCTCTTTGAATTTAGATTCCGCCATCTCCATTATCTCCTCAGTCGTAACCTTTCTTTCTAATACTTCAGGAAATAAAGTAACAAAAGTTTTCTCACCTAAGAAATGTATCCCATCAATATTGTCACTCTTATCACCAACAAAAACCTTTGTTAGTACCACATTATCAATTGGGAAGTATACCTTATTTAACTCAACTTTATCACCAACACCATACATATAACCATCTAACGGAGAATAAACCTTAACATCGTCTTTAATGAGTTGTGTTAAGTCTTTATCCGAAGAAAAGATAACCTTATTTTCGTTTGGTGAGTTTTGACAGTAATATGCCGCCGCGTCATCAGTTTCACATAACTGAAACTCTGCGTGTCTTACAAAAAGTTCTTCTAAATATTGTTTTACTCGATTTCTTTGGTAGTCGTATGACTCCTGTTGTTCTTCAGATAAATTACGAGACTTACGATTGTCCTTATAATGTAAAAATATCTTTTTTCTGAAAGAAGAGTTTTCAGACCCATCCCAAAAAACAACAATTTTGTCGTAGTTATGGGTCTGAAGATGTCTCTTAATTGTATTTAAAAAATGGTATATNGCACCTACGTGTCGTCCTTTAGTGTAAAAGTTTTTTACACCGTAATATCCGATTCTAAATAAGTTATCTCCATCGACAACTAATGTATTTATCATAACTCAATAACATATAGGTTAAACATTTTTTTTTACTACTCTGATTTAAAGTCAAGGTCGAAATCACTCTCAACACCTAACTGATTTTTCCAAAAAGATGCATGTTCACTTTTGTACTGTTCTACTGACTTCTTTTCCTCAGCAGAATCTTTACCCGCTAAGAATCCGTGAGCCGTAACCATAATCTTTCCGTCTTCATAACCTAAACCATTTACGTGGTTTTTCATAATAGAGACTTTTGTACGTGTCGCAAACTTAATCTTTCTTTTGTCTTTCACTGCAGAAATTTTTGTGGTTCCTGCGTTTTTCTGATTACCAAATAAGAATACCAATGTTGAGTTTAACCATAGTGATTCACCCCCCTTAGCCTTAATCTTTGGTTGTCCGAATGGATTGTCAGGTAACTCAACCCACGGTTGGTTTACTACTAACAATGTATTTGTAAACTTATTATCCGTTCTACGTGAACCTGAAATTCTTTGATTGATACCCATACCAATCTTATCCGCTAACGTAGACGCGTTATGTTGTTTACCTCCTTTACCTTCCCATGTCATCTTACACGGTACTGAACCTACTGAATCCCATAGAAATAGTAAATCATATTCTAACTCACCCTTTTTCTGTGCGTCTAAAAGTTCGTTAATGTAGTCAGTAATCTGTTCGATGTACTCGAAGTTATTATTGAATAGGAAGAATCCATCATATTCAATTTCTCCTGTTTCTTCGTCTACCACCTCTTCAACTTCTAAACCCATAAGTTTAGCGTGTGGGAAATCCCACTTCTGTTCGGTGATAATAAACACTGGTAATATACCCTTTCTCTGAGCATCAACCGCACTTTTTACCAATGCAGTAGTTTTACCTGTATCTGAATGACCAAGAAACATATTAATATGACCCATAGCAGGTCCCGGAAGTCCTGTTGCGTCCAAGAACGCTGAGCCTAAATCAAAGAACTTATCAGACTTAAACTTCGCCTGTTTTGAGAACTTTGATTTTATACTACTAAAATCTTTTTTCTTTAATGCCATATGTTGTTTTGAATAATAATGGTAACGACACGAATGTCGTTACCATTAAATTTAGTGTTTTTAGATTAGAACGGTAAGTCCTCGTCTACTTGTGCTCCCGCTTGTGTATCTTTAATTTCAACAGTTGTTGGCTTTTCAGCTTGTACCGTTGCCGTTGTTGATGTATTTCCTGAGATTTCGATTGTTTGTGAACCGTCACCATATACATACTTACCTACATTACTATCCCATCTTGGTTCGTGACCCTGTGCGATTGCGTCTAAGTACTCTAATGGTTTTTTAGAATATACATTCTCCCAAGTCATATCGTCTGACAAAAATTCTTCCATCTTTGATTTGTCTTCTGAAATTGGTGTTGGGTCATCATACATGATTGAACCTACATTAGTATATTCTTTTCCATTTGGCGCCTTTACTAAAGACAATGAAAGGATTAAGTCACGACCTTTTTCAGCGTCGGTTACATCACCTTTGTTTTTCCAAATTGGAATGATTTTATCTAAGATACCATCACCTTTATAGTTGTGTTTGAATCTCCAAAACTTAACACCATCTTCTGGTTTGTCTTGGTCAACTACCTTTACGATGTAGAATTTCTTAGGTTTATACTGACGAGCCAATACTTTGTCTTGCTCCGTACCTGTCATCATAAGTGCTTCGTTCACTTCATTAAGTGGTGAACGCTCCCCTGCGTTTTTACCTGGGTCATAGATTTTCATCCATCTTCCACCTACCTGTACTTCGTGGAACCATACTTCTTTGAATGGTGAAGTACCATCATTTGTTGGTAGAATACGAACTCGTTTCTGACCTTCTCTTTCACCACCCTGTAAGATTGTAGTGAAATACTTTTTTAATCTTTCATCCTGAGACATCTTGCCTGACGATGATGATGAGTCTACTTTGTTTGACTCATACTGTTGTAATACTGCGTCTAAAATGTTTGACATACTTTAATTGTTTATATTAATAAAATTATTGTTTGGTTACCGAACCTTATCGTTTGTTTGGTTATTTAACCCACTACAAATGTAAGTCTTTTTTTTGAATAGTCAAACTATTTTAATCGGTGTATACGATTTTTAAACTCTCGTTTTTCATTACAGTAGTTACTCGATGGAGCAAGTTTTGGGAGTATAGAAATAGGGTATTCGTTGTTGTCTTTATACTTACAATCAGACCCGATTGGTTTGTTTACCTCTTCAACCCCGTTTCTTATTTTTATCTCTCGACCATTTAATTCAGCCCTAAAATAGTACTTCCTATCAATTTCATCGACTCCATCAGTTTCAGGATAACAGAAAGATAAGTCGTCGTACCAAAAAATATCGATAAACATACGATACTTATTCAACGCCATATCTCGACCTACGGTTATTAACCTACCAATTTCATCTAACGAGTCTGGTCTACCTGTGAACAACACATCAGCATCCCACGTATTTTTTATGTCTATTAACATACCACCGACTAAATGAAACTCATATTTGTCAACTCCGTCAATCTTTTTAAAGTCTTCCCACCATTGTTCTAATACTTCCCAACTAGGTCTTTTCCACGGTTTTGTGGTCTCGACTGGTCCATAGACATATTTAAAATTTGACATAAAAAAAAGGTTTACCGTAATGATAAACCTTTTTTTTTATATTATAAAATATTATTTTATTTTTTTCCTTTACAGAATGTTCCTGAACATTTCTTATTACCACTTAAGTCAGGCATATCTCCTTTACACACTTGAACCGCATAACCGTTAGCGTATGCCGATGGATATACATCATACTTTGCTTTCGCAGCTGACTTACCTCTTGCACATAATTTGTTTTTAGATTTTTTCTTTTTTGCTTTACTACCTTCTGATAAGTCCATCATATCGTTTGAGTCAATATAATCATACTCCTTATCATCACCAACAACACCTAAAGAATCTAAAACATCTGACGGTACTAACCCATACTCGTCAAAAAACCCTTTTTGTAGTTTATGGTCCCAATGAGCTAAGTACTCATTA